TTAATTTTCCAGGCGGCTATTCTCGCCGGTGATTTTCCTTGACAATTTAATTCTAGCATTTTCTCTCGAAGTTCTTCCGAGGGAGAAACAAGAAATCGGAGAGCAACTTCAATTCTTTCTCTCTTAACAACAGAATATGGAAGAATATCTTCTAATAATTGTTTTATTTCTTTTCCATTAATTCTATAAACAAAGCAATCAATCATTCTTCCGTTCTTATTCCCATTATGATGAGAGTATATATTCCCAGCTCTATATTTCAGCATTATAAGAGCTAGAAGATATTCGTCATTCTGAGTAATCCCAAGCTGAATTGAAAGGTTACCAGATTTCGAGTCTTTCATTATAGAAACATGACCTTCGCCATCAAAAAACCCGGCTAGCCATTGTGGGGTAATGCGAGGTAGAAGCTCTAGAATCTTTTCATAATCATGAGGCATATAACCTAATCCTTTCTGGATTGCGTCCGAAGACGGCTAAAGGTTAAGATGATATAGAATCTACATCATCACTTTGACTTTCTTTTAGAATCTCCGCTACACGGAGTTCTTCGTCTCCGCTAAATGAAAGTTTGTCCTGAATAATAATCGGACGTTGCCAAGCGATTGTGTCATCTACACAAGTGGGGCATAGAATTAATCCCAACTGCTTCTTCAACTCCGTTACACGATAAGTATAACCACAGCGGTCGCAGTCGTGGAATGGTGCTATACCACGACCGCTGTGCGAAGTTTGAGGCATAAAACCCCCTCTTCTGGCTAGATAGGGTCTTTAGCTTTTAAGGACCGTTGCTCCCCCAAGTTCCCATCCAGGTGGTAGCCCCGAAGGCAAAGCGCATCCTGGAAAGCTGCTTGATACTGAAAGTATCAAAGTCGTCCGAGAAATCTTCGTCAAGCTCCTTACGAACCAAGAACTTGAGCCAGTGTCCTTCTTTCTCGGTGACGGCGAACCATGCTGAAGCGCTGGTGAGATAATGCGATACGAAGTACTGCAAGTCTTCTTTGATTAACGCATTAATCTCATTGTCAGCGGTATAAGGCTTGTGCGGAGATCCAAGAACCTCACGCGCGATCCACTTCAGTTCAGGTGGGATGATCAGATACCGAGGCTTGATCGAAATCGGCAAGCCTTGGCTGTCCACGAGCCTTTCAAACATATTCACCATCAACTGAATAGCCGTGAACGAAATGTCAACATCCGTTGCAGGTCGATTCGGGTAAGTACCAGCGGCGCTGATGATATTCCCCAAACCAGGCCCGTACGAAGTTGCGGCTGTTCCACCGAGAAGTGGGTGTTGGTTATTAAAGATCGAAACGCCGTCGGCAGTAACTTGCGTGGTGAAGCCTAGGTTAAAGAGATTCCAGGCATTCTGCTCTTTCGTGAAGTGTGCGGAGCGTGCAATCGCTTTCGGAACTTGCATGATGATGCCGTATTGATCATCTTCATACAGTTCAAAAGAGCTTCGCACGCCAAGCGCGTAGGTGAAATTGATATAACGCTTCGTGCCACCCTGCACTGCATCCTGATAAATCGTCGCCTCAGCCTCAGGCTTTAGCGGCATAGGTGGAAGACCTGAGAACTCTACTTCGTCCTCGAAGGCCTTATCGGAAGGCTCCACATGCAGAATATGACTAAATTCTTCTTCTCGTTGGAGGGTGTCTACCCAATGGACGAACTCTCCGTGGAGCCCAGGTGCCTGTAATTGACTGAATTGTCCTCTGACCATGGTCACTTTGCTACCCTCCGGGGGGAGTCATTCATTGCCGTAACTTCTTCAGCAATTCTCTCCCTCTCTAGTTTATTTTGTTCAGATACATCGTGACCACGTTCACCAGTGAGTTCTGCCATACGAATGCCAAGCAAAACTCTTTCTTTCTTAATGATCACATGATCCTTGATAAACTCAAGAATCGGCTTGGCAGATTTCCCAGACCAGGAAACCTGATAAAGTTTCTTGTGTTCTCTCTTACCGTTTACTGGATAAGGACCGCATCCAGAGAACTGAAGACCGACTAGAGTAAGAGAACGAAGATCAGAATTAGTAATACTCACGCAAAGTCTTGTATAACGATGCGAGTCACAAGCCTTTACGTGAACCGAACCTTCGCCATCGAAGAAACCGGCCAACCACTGTGGGGTAAATCTTGCAGCGGATTCAAGTATTTCGTTGTATTCCATACTTGTCTCCTTATAGCAGCGCCTGGAACGCGGCAGGTATAAGAACAAAATATACACCGCGAGGCACGGCAGATTGATCGTTAGGATCGAGTTTCGTAATAGTGGCGACTTTGTTAACGCCGGCTGCGGTCTTGTCCAGAAACCAGTGATTATCAGCGTCTTTGGTAAGACCAACGGTCGTACCAATGTCGGTAATAAGAGCAGTTTGAGCAGGCCCAACCTGACCCAAAAAGACAGTATCCTGAGTCGCAACTTCGAACCCGGTATTACCGTCGTTGAAGAAAGGTCTAGAGATGTTCACGGCAGCAGCTTGATTCGGTACTGAACCGAAGGTTTGCTGCTGTGCGACACCGCTAGCTGCAAGATTCGCCGCTTGCTCTTTAGAGAATCCAGCGAGAGGCACCGCGGTAGTCGCAGGGGAAACAACAGCGAGAAGAAATCCTGTTGCGTCTACGAATATCGGGGTACCAGGTAGAAACGTCTGTCCAGCCTTCTCAGCCATCCTTCGGACACGAGGTTGGTTTCCTGAGACGGACTGAACACTATGAATTTCAATGCTAGCCAACTAATCCTCCTTTGTCCTTTCGGACGGTAGTTTGTCATCTTCGGCCATAAAATTTGGGTCAGCGGTTTTATCCGACGACCCAGGCCGAAAGGCTTGTAGTTTAGACGCGAGAGTGCGACCCACATCACGCGGGACGCCTGCTTGAGTAACTGCTTTGACGAGTTCTTTGCGACCGGTTTGTAGCTGACGATCAGGAGCCAAACGAGCGATGCTACGCTCCCAGTTATACTTCAAGGCACCTTCATATTGCTTGCGATCAATTTTCATCAAGATCAAATCGCCGCGTATAATCTTACCATCTTTGATAAGATTCGCCATTAAAGGCTTCCCGTCGGGCATAACGACTTCGGAGGGAGAGACAGGCACAAAGCCGGCGTAGATCATTTCGTCAAGGCGCTGCGTGGAGCCCTGAACGCCTACAGCTCTGTTGACCCAGCGAAGCGAGATACCAGGATTTCGGGGCTTCACATTCACGAAATCAGGTAATTGAAGAGGACGAGCTTCAATACCTGGAAACGGATCTCCGTAGGGAGTATCGTGTTGCTGATTGATCATGCTCATTTGAATTCTCCTAGACGTTCACGAACGTCATCTTATCTTTTGTTTTTTGATATGCCTCGGGTGTTACGCCCTTACCGTAGCGAGCCTGCTTCTTGATAACTTCTTCTTCCATTGTGGTGAGTTTGTCAGGCTTCTTCTCGTCGCCTGGGAGTCTGTCCTGGTTTGTTGATACGGATTCAACGAATGTCTGAGGCTCGGCCATCAACTCGTTGAAGTGTTTGCCTTTAATATAATCAAAGAGATTGATCCAAGTCTGCATGTTGCCTTTTACATGCAGAGCAACTTCTGAGGCAGCTTTATCAATCTCTCCAGACCACTTATCCCAGAGTCGAGACATAGAAATCTTACCACCAGGAGTAGTGACAAACTGTCCTTGAAGAGACTGCTTCGCAAGAAGCATCGCAGAATTAGCGGCAGCCTGCAAGGCTACTTGAGCCACGGGCTGCATTCCATCGACGAGACGTTCGGTGAAGGCTTTGTTCTCGTCGTCGATAAAAGAAGTATAAACTCTTTCTTCGGTCTGCTGACGAGCAGGTTTCTTAGCGTTAGCTTCGAGTTCGTCAAGCGTCCGCTTGGTTTCGTTAAACTTACCATCTAATTGAGATAGATTCGTTTTGACGGTAGAAAGCTCGGTTTTCGAGTTAGCGAGATCCTCGGTTAGCTTTTTGTTATTCAAAACTTGTTCACGAATCTGAGCTGGTGTTAGACCAAGGTCTTTTAGTTCATCAGGTATTTCTTCCTTCTTAGTTCCCCAGGGCATGATCTTTCTCCTTTTCTATTTCTATCTTCCGCATTTTACCGCTAGATACGCCTTTGATATAAGTATCCACTTCGTCACGAAGTCCGAGTAGAGTATCCAGAACTTTGAGAGCACCTTGAAAGCGATATATCTCCACGGTATCGTGAGAAGTACCGAGCTTATCGAAGATTTCTTTTCGATAATCTCTAAGAA